CATGATCCAGAATCACCACTGGAATGAGTAGGAGCACCAGCACCAGCACTAATGTCCGCAATCGCTTGGTATACCTTGGATGCATTCTGAATGATTGCATATCTAGAATAAGCAGTCCCTGCATCATAGTTAGCATACTTACTACCCTCAGTAGCAGTAGCAATAGGTACATTTGTTGCACTTGTTAAACGACCGTATTGGTCAACTGTAAATTTCGTAGCGTTTACAGTTTGTGTTCCAAAAGGTTCGTTATTAGAACCAAGAGCAGATACTGATGTTAGGGATTCTGTATTATAATCACCTGCCACAACAGCAGTTGTAATCATATCAATGGTGGGGTTACCATTAACACCATCACCATTATTAATAGAAATTCTGGATGGAGTACCAGTGATAGTTCTGGTAGCCATGTTACCACCAGAAGTTCTGGAAAGCATACCTGTGGTGGTCAGACCAGCAATAGCAACCAGGTCTAAATCATAGGGTTGTGCAGATTGACCTTCTACAGTACCGTTCAGGTTATAGTCTGCAAGTGTGGAAGGAGTTGAAGCATTAGTAATTCTACCTTTAGCGTCAACGGTGACTTTTGTGTATTCACCAGATGCGCTAGTTGTACCATCATAATGAGGGAGCGTAGAGATCAGATCAAGGTTTGAAGCAATTGTGATGTTTGTAGAACCATCAAAAATAGCAGAACCTGTCAGGTCACCACCTAATTGAATCTGACGTGCCGATGCAAGACGAGAAGCGGTAGAAGCATTACCGATTAATGTTGCAGTAACCGTACCTGCAGCAAAGTTACCATCAGCATCTCTCTGAACCAGAGTATTCGCCGTGTTGGACGTAGATTCAACAGGACGTTCATATCTCAGCGTGTTCCATGCCGAAACACCGTCACCGATCTTGAAACGACCTGTGTCAAGTTCAATACCCAATTCGCCTTGAGCGAGAGTAGGGTTAGCGTTCGCCCATTCCTGAGCGCCACCTCGTCTTAATTGAATTCTATTTGCCATTTTTTACGACAACCCGATTAGAGATAATGCTTCCAAGTTATTTATGCTAGTAAAAAAGGGGGCATTACTGCCCCCCTAATCACTCTTCAGTTTCTACTTCGTCAACTTCATCGGGAGGATGGGAAGCGGTTTCTTCCTCCTGAGGATTATAATACTGTAGTGTTTCGATTGCACCTTGCAGTTTAAGTGCAGTAGTTTCATTCTCTTTAATTTTTGCAGCAAGTTGCTGATTTTCTTCAATCAACCGAGAGAAACGCTCTTGGAACTGCTTGAGCATTTCTTCTTGCGATACCTGTTCAACTGCCATAATGTTTACTTTTGATTTTGGACTAACGTTAGTAAGAGTGATTTGATGTCACTCATTTCAGATTTTAACTGAGAAACTTCATTTTGTAAAGCTTCTTTCTCAGACTTTTCTCTCTGGCGTCTATTGTAAGATGCCATATATTTAGCATATTCGTCCATGTTACCATTAACGATAGCATTTGAAGAGGGGTCTCTAAAAAGACCCTCCCTTCCTTCAACTGGGATCAATTCTTGTTCTTCTTCCATTAGGTTGCGAGAGCAATACAGCGCAGGTCAGCAAGTAAAGGAACTCTTGCCTGGTTTGAAGATCTCATTACAATCTTAATTTGGAATGCATTGAAGTTCAAACCACTGACTTCATAGTAATAATCCTTCCAAAGAACTTCTTCCGAAGGAGAAGAATCATACTGAAGAGGCAGTTCCATAAGGGTCCAACCGATAGAATCGACATCTTCGTTCGTGCCTGCCTTGAATGCGCGATAGTAAATTTTTACTGTCGATTCAGGAGGACGAGACATTTGGAAGTCAATTCTCAGAGATCTTGATTCTCTGATCAATCTAGCGAGACGAGTGATATACACTGCGTCATTTTGATCACCAAAAGGCAGAGTAGATACATCCTGGGTTGTATCAATCTGTGACTGCTGACCATAGGGATCAGGACCACCAGGCCACTCATTGATGCGGTTGGTTGTTGTGATCAGAGAGCATCTGTCAAGGTCAACTACAGGAGAAAGTGAAGTCTTGTCTGTAGAAAGATCAATCCTCATGGTGAAAGATTTACCACCATTCAGTTTAGCGAGTTCATTAACCTCAGAACAAATCATTCTAGGATTATCGAACTGATTGAGATCATTCAAAGTAACAGGAACATACTTACCATCGTTGACGAAAGATGCCTGATCAACTGATGTGCTTCCATCACCAATAGATGTTGCACTAGTAGTATTTACACTAGCAGTGATAAGGGTTTCTGGCATATCCATAACGGAAATGCTAGGTGTGAGAGTTTCAAACTGTACGTTCTGCGTAGCAAATACAAGATTACCACCACTTCTGATGCCCTCATTTGCAACACCAGTAGTGTGTAGCATGTAGGTATCTAACCAAGGACACGAAACACTTGTATGTGTCTTGTTCAGATCAGTTAGAGGAATACCATCGAGGTTATAACACTCAACAGTTGCCCCAGAGGCATGTGTAGCTTCTGTTGTGGATTCTGCACCCCTACCAGAAGTTGCTACGGTGATTGTCTTTCCATCACTAGAAACTGTGCTGTATTTAATAATTTCACTACCAATCTTGAGATATCCAGGGTTGGTATTACTAATAGCAGCACCATTAACAACGGTATGGAACTGAGAACCATCTTGAACAGAGATAGATGTACCACCTGTAGCAAGAGCACTAGTTAGTGTTGTGGGTGAAACTTCAGAGGTAACACCTTCAATCTTAACATTATTGGTTCTGTTGTGCATACCATGATTTCTGTGGTAAACCAGAACTTCAGTTTGATCACTATCAAATGCGGGTGAAGCAGTCAAATATGCTCCGAAAGAATCGCCACTTTCGGTAGAAGAAGTTACAGTAGCAGTCCAACCACCAGGTTCGGAAAGAGTTTCAGTATCAGTAAATGCACCAGTGATATATTGAAGAACAAGGTTGGCAGAACCATCCCAAGTTTTTACAATACCGATAGAATTTGAAGTACCACCAGTAACGATATCACCAACTTCAAGAGTTCCTGAAGAACTACCTACAACCATAGTTGCAATCGCTTCAGAAGATCTTACAAGATAAGTGTTGTTAGTTCCCTGTAACCAAGAACCAGATACATCATTTACCGTAAGTGTGTCTGATACAGAACTAGATGTAGTAGTTTCTACAACGGTTGCTGTTGCATTACTGGTTTGCTGCAGAATACGAGCACCTTGACTAAAGGTATATTGAGTTGCAGCAGGTCCAAGAGACAGAACCAACTTAGGTTTGATTGTCTGAATTGGATTTTCAATCAAACGGTGAACACCGTTGTTACCCTTACCTTGAGGGGTATTATTTAAGACAACGCTACCAGATGTTTCTGTAAAGTTTGCACGATAAATCGTGAACTTGAGATCTTCATACTGATCGGCAGTCCAGGTAGATGCGTTCTGAGACTTAAACAGAACACCAGCATAGGGTTGTTCAGAGATCGTTCTTGTTCCAGTTACATCAACATCGCCCATTCTAGAGATCCAAACTTTATATTCGTTGGAGTCAGACAGGAGAACAAAGCAATATTCGACCGAAGACTTAATATAAACAGGTGCTTTAAATGTAAATCTAGTGGCAACCGCAGCACTATCAGAGATCTCAATATTATCTGGAGTAATAGTAACGTCAGAGAAAGGTAAAATGGTCTTAGTGGGATAACCATTCTCCATAGTTCTGATTTGCATCGAGATGGGAATGTTATCATCCTTAGTATTAAAGAAGATATCAACACCACTTAAGAACATACCGCCTTCTTCATCAATGATGAAGGACTGTGCGAGAGGGTCATACCAACCAATCTGACGTGTTTCAGTTCTGGTTGTTTGAACAACTCTTTCTTCAGTAACGGTGTCTCTAACAATCTCAGCATTTCTGACTGCCAAGATATTTTCACGAACCGTTTGAAGAGTACCAGTTGCAGAATAGGTAGTATCTGCAGAAGAATCCACTTCGCCAGGTGTTTTACTATTCTCTTCAGATGTTGTAAATCTAAATGCACGAGTACCAGTTGCCCAACGTGGATTTGCATCATTCTTAGGAGAAGGAATGAAGAATGCACCCTGTACATTACCAACATTGTCTGTCAGAAGACGACGGTCTCTGACAACAGCAACAGCACCAGAAGTTTGACCAATCAATACTTCACCGACTTGCATGTTACCGAAGAAATCAGGAGAGATTGTCTCGGAAAGTGCGGTAATATCATGGTTCAGATATTCGGTCTGTGATGCATAAGAAGTTGGCAGTGCTTCTGTTCCCTTACCATAAGGATTAGTCTTGTAACCATCGTCAGGTGCAGAAACCTTTAATTGGCAACCAGAAGTTTGACCAATAACAGTTTCACCAACAACGAAAGGTGTTTCGTTGGTTCTCGCATCTGTAGAAGAGTTCTTAATTAACTCAATAACCTTAGGTGTGATGTAGTTTGTTACAGGAACACCGTCAAAGAATGCATAGAACCTAGTACGAGGTTTCATACGATCAACGTTGAAACCAATGTTACGAGAACGGATCCAAGGAATATTGCTTCTAGACAGAATAGTATCACCAAGAGATTTACGCTCAATCTTGGGAATAATTCTGGTACGAACACCTTGACGTGCTTGATTATTAACAACACGAACAGTACGACGCTCATGCAGATAGAACAGACCTTGACGACGTTGACCGTGACCTGCACGACCTAACTGACGACCAACACCAAACGTACCAGATCTAGATCTAAATCTATTTCTAGAGATAGTAGTTTCACCAGTCCAAGTAGTCTGCCAAGATTGCCATTGAATAGGAGCAAAACCGTTCTGATCAACCTGAAGATCTCTTGCAACAGCAGAGAAATCACCTTCGACGTTCTCTACACGAGCAGGAAGACGCTCAATATCAATCCAGTCATCAGATGCAGGAGTTAGGTCAATACGACCAATAAAGGTAAAGACGTTGAATGGGTTGACATTCTCAGTTCTAGATGCATAAGGTTGTGTAACAACCGCAACATTTTCATAAGGAAGCATGACGACATTTCCGTCAGTCTTTACAACATTACTGGAAGCGGTTGCATTGAACTGCAATCCAACGTTAGTTGTATAGTGCTGAGGACGCAGTTGACCCTCTCTGAAGTCAAGAGAGCACTTATAGTCAGCATTAAGAACATCACCAGTTGTATGATCAGTAAAGTCATCAACAACGTAACCATTCTTCAGACGATCAAATCCATTTTCATCGTAGGTCTTTGTATTATCTGCTTGAGATTCTAACAGAGACAATGAAGTGTAATATTCGACGTGTGTCAGACGATCTTCAAGATCGCCAATGTCCTTCATTGTATAACGCTTCTGGATCTCAGGTGTAATGATGACATCTCTTTCAGGATCAAACACATATGGTTTGTATTCCAGAGTTGCCAACAGCATGGCATTCTCCATCCTTGTAGGTTCGATCAGATTATAACCTGATACACCTTTAGCAACCTTAAGGATACCATCATGGGATAAGTACAGTCTATCCAATCTAGGCAGATACCAAGAATAGTCTGCACGGAACGAAGAATTGACTTGCATGATATCAAAGATTGTAGATCCACCAGATCCACCAGTGGTATCAAACACTCTAGAAACAAAGTCGAATGTTGTGCAGTTTACATAATAAGGAGCACCAATTGTACCAGAACCATTTCTCAATTCCTTAACACCTGGGCGGAAATCGATTTGATCTCTGATAAACTTAATAGAACCATCCAGTTTATACTGAGGGATTTCCTTATAAGAAATACCAGTGTAAGATTCGGAAGAGAAATAATCTCCAGAAGAAGCGTGGATAAGATAATCAAAGATGATAAGAAGTCTTCTGGTAGGAGCAACGCTAGAAGAAAGTCTGGTCAGTTTAGAAACATCATAGAAGTTAGTTCTTTGTCCAGCTTCCAGTGTAAATTCATCCGTAATTACCTTACTACCAAGGAATACAGAAGAAGTTGCATCATCAATAATACCAGTAATTGCTTCATTCGATGCATTGAAACCATTGATAGTTTCACCTTGGATGAAAGGAATTTCATTCAAAGCAACATAATACAGTTTTAAATCAGAGTTTTGGAATGAAATTACTCGACCTCTAGCACCAGAAGTCTTACCAACAATTAGAGTACCAGATCCAAAGAATACAGATTCTGTCAGGACAACATAAGGTGCTGATGCATCATTATCGTCATAAGATTCATATACAGCATGAACTCTGTAAACATCATTGACACCGAATGAAATATCCTCATCTTCAACTCTAGTTCCATAAAGATTACTAAAGGAGAGACCTGTAGGTTGATCTACAACATCTTCTTTAGTTTTGAATACTTTGAGTGCCTGCATCTTGGATGCAGTCTTCAGTTTCTTAGCAACAGTATTCTTAGAAACAAGAGCGGTCAATGTAACAGTAGCAACCGATCCAAGACCAGCAACTGTCAGAGACTGGTTGTTTGCACCAAAGGTAGCAGTTAGGTTACCAGCATCAACTTGGGCATCGAGATCGATGTTCTCACCATTAGAGTATGTACTAGAACCACCGTTTGCAATGACTGTAAGAATATAGTTATCGGAAGACAAAGCACCGAAAGATTCCGTCTCAGGCACTGTGAATGTAATAGAACCTGTTGTTACAGTCTTAGAAGCGAAGTTTCTATAAACGAAGAAAGATTCGTCGTCCAGAGACTTCATAACATCTTCAGGAAGGTCGAAAGAAAGTTCGCCGTTCTGATAATCTTTTTGGAAGATGAAAGGACGCATCCTTACCATCTCTGTATATTCACCATCATTGACAGTGCCAACCATCAAAGATTGATCCAATGCTGCAATCTGATCAGCATAATCAAAGATAACATCACCGTCAGCAACTGTAGATTTCTTATTGGTTGTTGTCGTACCAATAGCAGTAGGATCAACTCTCTTAATACGAAGTGTGTTTTCACCTTCTAAGGTAGAAATAGTAGTTGTTACAACATCACCAGGTCTGAGATCTTTCTCAAATCTAGTACGGAAACCTGTCAGTTCATCATCTGCTGCTTGATCAACGTCGATGGTCGATGCTTCGATAGGTCTAGAATCATTCAAGATCCAATTACAACCAAAACGAATATTATTACTACCATCCTTACCGAAAGAGGATCTAACATCAGTTAACTGATACGACCATGCTGCTTCAAGAGTACCAACGTCTCTTCCATTAATTTGCAACAGTTCGTTGTTAGTAAATGTTCCTGTTACTTGCTCCAGATAAATGTAATGGGTGTTGTTACCTGTATCTGCAACATAACCAGAAGCACCAGAAGTTTTACCAGTGATTTTCGTTCCAACAGTATATGTCTCAGGGTTTGAAATGTTCAGGACGGTGAACATTTGAGCATCAAAGAACCAAAGATCATATACACCACCAGTAATAGTGGGAGATGTTCCAAATAAAGATGTTGCTGCAAGAGCAGTACTAGATTTCTGTAATTGAACAACACGAGCACGACCGATTCTATTAGCACCAGACTTTACTGAGCTAGTTGCATTCGCTGCCCAATCATCATACAGGTCAACAATTTGATATGCATCAGTTACACCATCACCAGAAATTTCTGGCCAACCATAAACATCATATACCTTAATAAAGTTACCAAGGTTGAAGTTGATAATACCGTTTTGTCTGCTTTCAAAGTCCCTTGGTTTATCTACATCAACAAATTGAGGTGTGATAAATTCAGTTCTATAACCTCTGACATATGCCGTACCAGGAGAAACTTCTAATGCAAGTTTTCCTTCCTGTGCTTCATTACCATCAGCAGAAGTTTCGCCATTATTATAAACACCACCGTTGAAACCATCATTCAGATGCTCACGCGCAGTAACATCGAATGTATCAAGAACATAGTCACCAGATTCCTCATAAGTACGACGAGCAAGAGACTTCTCCAGTTCGCTGTACTCAGTTCTCTCAACAAAGTTTTCAACTCTACTATTGTTAATTCTAAGCAATTCAAGGAAATCCTTGTCTGCTACGTCAGTAATCAGTCTCTTGACAAACTGAGTACCGATTTTAAATCTGTGACCACCAGGAGCAGAGTAGTTTGAAGTTCCTGCAGCGTTATCGTTGAGACTTTCATCATCTTCAGGAGTAACAATAGACTCCAAAATCTCTAAACCAACTCTGTAGGAAGGATTGCTACCATACTGATCCAGGATCAAGTAACTAGTAGGAACATTTACAAAGTGTCCTCGGATATAATAAACACCTTCACTAATATATGCAGTAGAACCAACCGCAGTTGCGTTAACAGGAAGCAACTGTGCGAAAGGAGTGCCAATCTCAATCAGAGTAGATCCAAAAGTAATTTCCTTATCAGCAATCAACTGCTCATTAATTTGGAAAGTCTTCAGACCAGTTGCAGAGGTAGTATCACCAGAATCGATGTACTTAACATACAGTGTTACATAACCCCTTTCAGATTCTGTAGCAGAAATACTATAAAGAACTTTTGCCTTAACACCTGTTGTAAGACCCTCAATAATAGTACCATCAAGTTGAGTTCTGTAGGTCTCAACATCACTACCAAGGAAAGATTCCTGAAGAAGGATTGCAGAAACACTCAAGTCATAACCCACTTGACCTGGGATGACCATTGCACCATCTTTGAAGAGGTGAGTGCCGATTGATTCTACCTGGTTCTGCAGAATACTCTGCACCGTAGTAAGTTCCCTCGCCTGAATGGGGAATCCAGGACGGAACAGCACTCGATAAAAATTCTTATCCTTATCGAAGTCGTCGTAATAAGGTGTGACGTTTAAATTGGTATTTTGTGCCATTAGAACTCGATTACGATTTTAATATCTTCTACCTGGTCGTTTGCACGACTGATTGCTCTTCTATTATCTATATAAACAACCTGACCGCTGTTTGATTCAATTTCGGGTTTTGCATACCCGCTATTAAATCTCATACCCAAGTCATATTCAGTATTGTTAATAGTTCTTGAAGAAGAGTTGGGAACCGCAGGGAAATTAACATCTGGTTGACCAGCAGCACCAGAAGTTGCTCCATTGATGACGTTAGAACCGTCAAATTCATTCTGTGTACCTGTTACTTCGGGGAAAATGCCATCAATAGCATTCTGATAATACTTCAGAACTTTAGTTGTAGCGTTCCAAGAAATAACACGGGCACGAGCAGTAACGTTCGTACCACCAACAGTTCGAGTTTGAGTAATGATTTCATCAGGCACATAATTGCCTTGGAATGTGGGGGAAAAGATAACTGCCTTTGTAGCAGAAACTGTCAAATCAGAAATCAATTCCGCCGTACCAAACTTCAGAGGATTGGTGATAAGACCGATACGACGATAGTCATTATCGATAGGGAAGTCACCAGCACCTTCATCATAAGAAAGTTTGGCATTAATCATCACACGGAATGCACCCAATTCGATAATCGAATCTGCGCCGTGTCCACCTGGGGGAGGAATAATAACGTCAACTTGACCACCTGTACCAGTACCAATACCAGTAATAGCATCAATACTAATTTTGCCAAAGGTGTATCCAGTACCACCAGATGTCACCGTAGCAGAGATGATTTTACCACCATCAACAACAATAGAAACTCGACCACCCGTACCATCACCATTGATAGCAACGTTGTCATAAGTTCCGTTGTTGTATCCAGTACCAGCAGCGTTGATAACTACTGTATCGATTTCTCCAGCAACAGCGTTAGTCTTTACCGCGTCATTGGTAAAGACTGGCATGTAATCATTGGAGAAAAACTTGAGGACTGAAGCAACAGGAATGGTGTACATGTACTTCCAACGATATCCATCACCAGTAGTGATGACGCTAGTGGAAGTGCCAGTAGGCTCAACTGTAGAAGGTTTGCCATTTGGATCAGAAGGAGATGTACCGTTGTAAATGCACTTGTATACCTGATACTGAGAATTCACGACATAGAAGTCAGAATCATACAGTTTGGTAGCACCAGATGCAGCAGTTTTACTGGGAGAATAATCATGACGATACATGTCATAAGTAAAACCCAGTCCACCCGTGGTTTCTTCAGGAGATACCCAGTCAATACGACGACAGACCTGAACCGTATCCGCAGCAAGAACACGCTTCAAAGAAATCATATCATCGTAAGATCCAGAAAACTCGCTAAACGAATCCACCGCTTGAGGGGGTGAGTTTTCGTTGTCCCAAGTTTGAGGTCTACCAATGAAAAGATAGAGTCTGTCACGATTGGTTCCTGCCGCGCTATCGCTTTGAGTTGCGTCAGGACCCTCCAGTGATTTAATGAATTTTTTCGCAGAAAAAATTCTAAATTGATCAGTAAGTAGTGCTGCCATTTCGTGTAGGTACTGTTGTCCTCCTGTTTATTTATGAAGGTTACGAGCGAACGATTACCTGATAATCAATTCGCTTGATACGATAAGATGCTCCGCCGTTACCAGCAAGTTTTTCACCACCCAAAATTGCATATGCTACAGCACCAGATCCTGTTGTATCGGATGCATCATTTGTAAATGTGATTGTTGGGTGTAAGTTATAAGTTCCATCAACTGTTTGAGGAATTCCGTAACCACCATTTGTGATTGTGATACTCGCAACCTGGTCACCAGCGGTTGTCATATTAACCGTTCCTGTTGCTTGAATATCACCAGTATTTTCTATAGTTACTGTTGGTGTTGCAGTGTAGTTAGTTCCAGCATTCTGAATGTAGATATCTTTAATTGTATTCTTTTCAGAAAATTCATAAAAATATCCGCCAATACCAATGTTTACATTACCTGTGTTGTAAGGAACAACATCTTGTACTTGTAAAATAGATGTATTTGGATCCCAAGAAACTACTGTTCCTCTTACACCAGATATATCACCTGTAACAATTTCATTGACGCTATAATTTTGACCGTTGCCATCATTTGCGTCTAGATGAATATTTATGATTGCATTGTGCTCAACACCTTCACTCAATCCACCAGCAGTAGAAATTGTTGCATATTTAAAAGGAATACTAGCATCTTTAACACTGTCACCAACTTGGAACAGAGTAGTGTTCTGACCACCTTGAGTTTCTTCAATACCATAAAGGGAATTGTAAATACCACCATCAAGACTGATTTGGTTCAAAAAGTCTGTTCCAGTATTTACAAGATCAGGAATACCGTCTCCTGCTCCATCTTGTTCATCATCATCCTCAAAATCTCTGTCAGTAAGAGTGGAAAGAGGTTCTGTAAGAAGTGGGATACTTTCTCCTACGGAAGTTACAACAACATGAGGCAAAATACCTGCACCACTACTAGCAGCAACACCAGCGTCAAACTGAACAATAGCATCTTCAGTTGATGGGATACCACCATCAATAAATGCCAATTCGTCAACTTCAAAGACAACAAGAAGTTCTCTCGTTGCAGGGTTCCAATCATATACTTTTGCAACTTTGTTATTAGCGTTCTCAACCCTACGGATTACTCGGTCACCAACACTGAACTGATATGTCGAATTACCATTAGCGTCATTCTGTCCGTCGTCCAAAATAACTCTCTGGTCATAATTAAAGTTTACGCCTCTAGTAAGACCACTAAACTTACCTTCAGACTTAGAAGTATAGGAAATAGTTTCCGTATTCAGAATAAATTCTCCAGATCCAGGATAAGCATCTGTAGAATCCACATAAATTTCAGTATCCGAAGCAGTAACATCCTTTACAAGACCTGTCAAATAAATCGTGGAAGAATTATTTGCCTGACGAGCACGAGTTTTTCTCTTTAAATTTACTAACTTCGTAAAGATTACATTTGGTGGGGTAGTATATCCTTCACCAGGGTCAGTAACTGTAATTCCAGTAACTTCACCCTGAGAAACAGTTGCAACTGCTTTTGCACCAATGCCACCACCACCAGTAATTAGAATATAAGGAGGTTCTTGATAGAACTCACCACTATCAACTATAGATACACTGGTAACTTTACCTGTAGTATCAACTTCAGCCGCACCTTGAGCGCCTTGTCCGCCTCCACCACCTTCAAAGATGACCGTTGGAGGGGAAGCATACTCTCTACCATTATTAAGTAAGGATAGACCAGTAACAGTCTGCACAATAGGTGTTCCTAATGCACCAGATCCTTCTCCACCTAAAATTTTTGCTTTAGCAGGACCAAAATATCCATCACCTTGCTTAGTCATCTTGACATAAGCAACTGACCCTGCAGGAGCAATTACTACAGAATTGCCATTATTATCAAATCCATAGACATCTTCTTCATGAAGAACAACGTCGCCTTCAGCACCTTGTGGGAACTGTTCAACTAAAGTAGGAACAGTATCACCCTCAAATAAAGGAACACTATAATACTTAGGACCAATAGCATATGGATATACAGGTTCTCCACTGCTGTTTTCGGTCATATAATATGCATATGTACCATTAGGATATTCTGGAGTGGGACCAAACTTACCATTGTATTCATCCAGAGTTCCTTGTGCAGAATCGTAAATATAATCCTCAACCAAGTCACCAAGAATATAACCATCCTGAACAGACCTAATACCTCTTCCAGAAGAAGCGTATGAGAAAACATAAAGGGCAGTAGGTGCATCTACACGAACCGCTATTCTCAATTCTCTGGTAGTTGCAGTACTAAATCCAGAAAGATATGCAGTATAACTTACTTCAGATCCATCAATATAATACGAAATACCATCACCATAAACATAACTAGTAGTTCCAATATCAGCAGGATCGCCTGTAGAATGCCAACCATCCGATGTTGTAGAGAATAGCAAAGTATTGCTATCCATGGAAGAATCATCACAATTGAAGATGTATGTTTTACCCCTCTCAAGATTTAAAAATGCAGGACGAGATCCATCAAATTGATATTCATTATTTGAAAGAGTTACCGCATAAGTGACTGTTCCTGCGGTATTGACGCCGATCGTTCCTCTAGCACCAGGAAGTTCTACAGTTGTTCTAAGTCTATAAGAAGAAACTTCTCTCGCTACAGCTCCACTACTGTTATATCCCCAAGGTCCGTAAATTGGATAACCATCATAAGACATACCAAGAACTTTGGAGTGTCCATCAACATGACGAGATTTATCAATAGTATTTGGATCGTTAGCATCAGACTGATAAAAATTATCAGTGTAATAGTTATTAGGACTATTATAAGTTTCAGTTGCTGGATCTAAGAGAATATATCCTTCATCACCCTCAAATCCAGACATGTACCTATGATAAGCACAATGATAGTAAATGCGGTTAGTTTCATCCGCATTCATGATAAACAAAGGTTGATACGAATTTTCGTAATCAGCAGCGGGTGCTTCAGATACGCCCGAACTCTTATAATAAACAGTTCCAGGGTTTTGATTTAGAGGACCATCTTGAGTTGTACTAAATCTGATCGGGTGTCCAGAAATACCAGATCCGTTACTTGCATCTGATTGATTAATGATGATGAGATAATTCCTTTTTACCCTGATGTTTTCTGGTGCGAAATAAAATTGACCAGGAACGAAAGGACCAAACTTAGCAGCAGATGGACCAAAATCAATATAATAGATATTCAGAGATCTAGGATCTGCCGAGATAGTAAATGTAAATCCATTAGATCCAAGACATCTATCACCATCAGAAAAAGATGCTCCTGTAGAAACATTTCTCAGATAAATTCTGGTGATATTACCATCACCATCTCTAGAAATTTTAGCAATCTCGCCTCTAGCAGCGCCACTAATTTCATCTACAATTCTTCCAACTTCAACACTACCAAGTGTTTCATCCACATTGGAAACTGTTAGCATAATATTGCCAATTTCTACCTTTACATTCCAGGTATATTGCTGCAATCCACCCCAATCAAATACACCATTATCTAATGCAAATTGACCTATAGTCTTACTAGACTGATAATATTGAATATTACTATCATCTACTGTATCATATACAGTATTATTTTTAATATAATCATACTTCACAGTATCAATAGAAAATCCTACAGGTGCTCCACCCGTAGTTCCCCACTCAGGAGTATGAAGTAATCCACCATTTGCAAGAATACCAGTTACTTTATTCTTTTGTTCTTCTCGATTGCCAGGATTAGGAACATCTTTACCACCCCTGTAGATAAAAGTCTGATCAAAGGATCTATCTACTAACGGTCCACCATCAGGTGCTGCTTCCGCTTCAGTCCAAGTAGGTTTAGGATGATTATCCGATACAATACGAAGTCTATCTGTTGTAGTTTGAAAAGATCCCGTAGTCGGAGAGTTAGGATGGGTCTGCCAAATTCTATTAACATCAAACGATGTTATAACATTAGGAGTTTCTTGCTCAGGAATAATTTGAAGTCTAAGAGGATCATATCCTCTACCCCTTCTTAAAACGCGAACATGAATAATTTTACCCGAATCGCTGTCGATAATCGGATACAAAATTGCTTCTTCATCTGGGGTTCCACACCCATCTACGGTTAGACGTGGGGGGTCTGCAGGGTCATATCCAGATCCCCCGTTTTTTACATTTACCGCACGAACACCGAAAATCTGATCAAAGATTGGTTCGATTACGGCACCAGATCCAGGAACTGTTCTTGCCATTTATTAACTTACAACGTTGATTGTGCCGTTCATTGCAGCGTGGATTGTACACTGATAATATAATGTGGATGGAGCATCCATAGGAACTGTCCAATATAAAACACTGCTACCACTGCCAGTTTGACCATCGGTATATGCCTGACCACTCAAACCTTGGGTCTCTTGAATTCTGAAGGGATGTGCTCCACCTTGAACAGAATTATCAAAAGCATATGTCATTCCTCTCATGACATAGATAGTTGGATCATTAGCAGCTGATGGGAAACCAGGACCTGCAAAAGTATAATCTGATGCGCCATTAGCGTTAATTTCCCACCAAGTTATGGGACTGCGAGTTACAATCCAATCAGTTCCATTCCAATATAAAGAATCGCCCTGAGTAATTCCCGTAAGATCTGTATCTGTAAGAGCAGCAAATGTTGTTGTTAATGAACCATCAAAGTTAACAGTTACTGTATCACCAGAAACTGCAGTAGTAATATTAGTGCCACCAGCAATTGTGAGTGTATCTGCTACAGCATCAGCAGTAGTAGAACCAGTATCGCCCGAGATTGTCGCAAATAAGTTTTGTGTAGCGCCACCTTCACTACCACCATCATCGGCGGGTGTCCAGTTAGTTCCGTTCCACTTAAGAACTTGGTTTGCTGTAGGGGCGGCAGTTGTAGTATCTACATCAGATAGATCATCGATACTAGAATACTGAGTGAGTAATGCTGCTCTAGTATCACCAACACCACCTGCAGTAATATTGATATTTACATATGGTTTGTCATCACCATCTACGGTGAAGAAATATCCAGGATAGGTTGCCGCAGCAGGAGCAGACCCCAAAGCACTAAATTCATTCGTATACTTAATCTTCGTAGGAAAGTCAATCTCTCCCGTAGCACCATCAAAAGTATTTGTAACACTACCAGAAGAAATTAAAACATCTCCCGTTCCATTAGGAGCAATGGCAATATTCCCATTACTTGAAGAAACAATAGTATTACCATTAACATCTAAATTTGATGTCAGATTAGAAAAATCTGATGGCAAAAACGTAGTACCGTTATACCTCAAAACCTGTCCAGACGCAGGATTGGTAACACTTACAGTGAGAGTGCTACCATTCCCTAACGCTGCATACAGCTCATTAAAGTTATCATTGATCTTGTCACCGCCAACTCGTAGAGTATCACCTGTGTTATCATTTGCGGCGGTTCCAAGACCGAGTGTTTGTTTAGCCATTACTCGCAGGAATTTTTAGTTATTTATGGGATTTCTGGGTCAACTAGTTCTTCACCATAATCTGCAAGATTAGGTGCTGTCCAATCATCAGGCACGCTAGTTTCGACTTCGATAACTGGGTTTTGATATCCAGTACCAGTATTACTAAGTTCAACACCAGCAACACCAACCAAAGCACGAACACTTCCGTCAAATCCAGAGATAGAATCAAGTCTTACAGTGGGTCTAGACGCATATCCAGATCCGCCTGCAGTAACTCTTACTTGTTTGATAAATCCGCTAGTGAGATTTGCGGTCGCTTGAGCATCTTGTCCAAAGACAGATCCAAGATAATCAAACGTAATCAAAGAGTTAGAAGATTCGATAAGAGCAACTTCTCTATCTGAAGTCTCACCCTGAATGTCAATGAAGTCACCAGGTTCAACAGGAGGAACAACTTCAGCAGCATCAACGTCTGCTTCAGAACCAACGTAAGAGAACGCAACGAATGTAGAACCAACGCGAGGAATTTCAGAGAAGATAATTCTAGAACCAACAATCTCAAAACCAACTCCAGGTTCTTGCAGAACACCGTTAAGTGAAACAATGATGTTATTTTCTGGTCTGATGACACTAGACTGAACACCTTCGGTCAAAGTCAAAGAATAGAAGACATCATTACGCTTCAGGTTGAAAGATTGACGTAAAGAATCGAACTCAAACGAAATATCATCGAGTTGTCTCAGTTTACCAACGTAGAAACCTGTAAACGATGCACCGAGTTCGGGTGCTTCAGTGAACTGAATTTCATCGGAGAATGCAGTAAATGCATTTGTCGCACCAGGAGGTTGCAGAACACCGTTAATGAAGATGAGAAGATGACCAGCAGGATCAGGAAGATATTGTGTACCTGTACCCGTAGTAAGTTTAAAGTTAGTTTGAGTTCCATCAAATCCTCTGAAAGAACGCTTAACTCTTGCCTTAAGATCAACCTTATCCAAGACAAGTGCTCTATATCCATCAGCACCTTTAACAGAATCTTTCTCATCAAATGTTCCACGGATATCACTGAGATAAAGTCTCTTATTAAGACCAACCGTTCTAATATCCTGAACCAACGCTGCTGCAGCACCTGCTGTAGCAACTTTTGTGGAGATAGACGCATATCCAACAGGGAAGGATTCTGCAATTCCATAATCACCAACTAAATCACCATTTTGTAAGGTTCCTTGAACTTCAGAGATATAGATGTAGTTATTATCAAGATCTACTTCAGTGATAACTGCGTAAGTGTTAGCATCTTGATTACCATTAACAACTTTATAAAGACGGTTGCCCTCAGTAAAGACATTCAAACCACTTACAATACTAATACCCAATCTAATATAACCCTCTGATGCAATCCTCTGACCAACGCGAACGTCAAGACCAGCATACTTGCTAACATCAATGTACTGTCTGGAGGATTCGGGGTAGATGACAGAAGTAGATTCAAAGGATCCAAGTAAAGTCTCAGTATCAACTGTGAGTTTACCACCAGTATTATTAGTTGTAGCAGCCTGAACTTTGAGGAAGGTTGTAGGTTCTGCAGTTTCACCACTAGTGTATCCCTTGAAAGGAACATCTTCAGTAAATCCACCCTTAAGATCGATAATGTGAAGACGATCTTCAATAGCACTAATTTGAGCAGAAGTTGAGTTCTCAGCACCAACAATAGTGTCCGTAACTGCCCAAGGACCAGCCGTAACACGAACATCAAGATACTTATAGTTCTCATCTTCAAAGAACCCGTAAACAACACCAGTGACAGAAGGAGCACCTTGCTTAGCAACGTTCTCATTCATGGTGAAAGGACCATCTGTAATGTCGCCGTCAATTCTAAAACGCTTATAAACCTGAACAATCAGACCCTCATTGAGAGTAAGTTTTTCGAGTTCTGCGTATTGATCACTAGAGAGACCATAGATAAAATCACTATTGTTAAGTCCACCAGAAATACCAACAGGAACGTCGCGTGTTCCAAATGTCTTAGCGGGAACACTAATACCATTAACTTGAGTGATAGTGGTATAATATGTGTCAACAGAAAGTTGCTCACGAATAATATTAAATCCGTAACGGATAGATCTCTGAATAGTTGCTTTAGTGTAATCACCTGCAGCAGTGGAATCATAGTAGCTATAGAAACCAGAATTTGTAGAAGGTGATGTCAGGGTGTTATCAAGCGCCTGACCCATGTAATCTTCAAGCAGATTGATAGCAAACTGTTTGATATTAAATTCAGTATCAGCATAGAATATTTCACCACTGACAGCAGTGTAAGGATCCAAAGCACCTTTATTGAGTTTGAGACCCCAGAAGTATGCACCCGTATTACCATTTCCAGTCCAGGTAGAAGCACCATTAGCAGAGTTAACAACAACTCTTGCGCGTAAAGTACTAAAACCGAAGGAGAATGTAGTTGTAATATATGCTCTATACCAACCATCACCGTAAGGAACAGCACCATATGCGTCACCTGTCATACCACCTTGAGGTGTAAACAGAGAACCAGTGGTTCCAGCATTTAGGTTAAGATCAAAGAAGATATTCTGCTCTGCAGCAGTGCCAGGATCAAGTTGCAACTGGAATCTTACAGATTGAGATCCAGCAGACTTGAAGAAGATTGAATAGGTGTATGTTTGCGTTGCATCAACACCAACAGCACCAGTATCAAAGGTTTCTGTACCATTATCGAATGTGACAGAACCAGAGTCAAACGTTTCAAAAGCAGTCAGAGAGTAATCTCTATATGTGTCATGAACACCACCATTATTAGGAGCAGCATAGAATTTTTCTGCAGTAACAGTGCTGTCAGGTGCTGCAATAGAATTATTAGCAATTAACAGAGAATCTGTACCACCAAGACTATTGACTAACCAGTTTGCAGCAAAGTTCTCTGGGTTTGTAAAGAGGTTGGTTCCTGAAATTTGACCAGAAATATTAGAAGTAATTCCTCTTGCGCGAGCGAGGATCTTAACATTTGTGGGTTCGGTGAACCAATCATATGCAGAACTTACACCGCTGGTAGCGATTGTACCTGTTGCTGTGGAAGGAGCGGTCAGGGTGTCTGCTGCTGCCCATGCGGTGCCCGTGAAAGCACCAACATAAAGGATTTCATCATCACCATCCCACTCAAGAACAGTTGCCGTACCACCACCACTAGATGTAACAGTTTCACCCACTGCAAATGTGCCAGTAGAAGCACTCAAAGTAATTGTGTATGCAGAAACCTCTTCAGTTACATCAGTCGTAACCAAATCATGAACAACATCTTCTACCAGACCTTCAAGGAAGTCGGTATACTGCCAAGCATTAGTACCAAACTGAGCATTGACGATATTTTGAATTTCGTCTCTATAGTAGTTCTTATTATAAAGGAGGTTCTTGGAAGCACTTCTTGCTTCATCCTTTCCAGGTGCCAGAATACCAACAGCAATATCAACCAGATCTCTCAAACGATAGACTACTTGATCGATATCGGTTGGTGTTTCACTATCTCTATAAGCGGTTTCATTAGTATGCTGTGCAGCATATTGATCACCAGTAACTGTAGCAAAACGATCATAGAGAAGATTTCTAACTGCTTTTTCACCAACAACTTTAAGTTGTTCAATGGAGTAAACAGTTGCAAGTAATTCATTCTCAATGTGGTTAAGAGTGAGATTTGCATTGAGATACAGTTCAATGGCAGCAATCGTACTATTATTTCCACCAGTCTGAAGATCAGAGATGATACTCTTAAGAATAAGTTTCAAATCTCTTTGGCAAGTTGCCTCACCAGTAGATCCAGGATAAGACAGAGCACTGTAGTTAATATTGTTCAGAGTATATGTAAACTCTGCAGTAGTCAAACCAGTAATCTCTTCAGCAATATAATCTTCATTAAAGTGCAGACGATCTGCAGCAATATTGAAGTCATTGCCTGTGGGAGCAATGATATCATTGATTGTTGTAATCAAAGTATCAATTGCAGTCTTGACGTTTGCACAACCGCCAGCATCATTAGTAATACCCCAATCACCAACGATAATATTTTCAGTATTAGTGCTGTCTAAATCACCAGTAACTGCTTGCTTTGCATAGAAACCAAGACGATCGTGTGCATAAACAGACTGCCAAACTTGCAGACGAATATGTTGCAGTACATCATTTGCGCCAAGATAGAATTTAGCAGCAGTTACGGTGTCTTCATTACCATCTCTTTCAATATCATTTGCAATTGCGTCTAAGATCAATCCGAGGTCAGTCTTACAACGAAGCGTACCATCGGTACTACCACCATTTTCATTACGAGGCATGGTTTGTGCCAGAGTGGGATATCTCGTCAGCATGTCTGCTGCCGCTTTATCAACAATAACAGCACGGTTTGCACGGATCAGACCCGCAGCATCTCTAAACCTGTAACGACCGTCTTCATCAATTTGATTGGTGTATGCAACATCATCGGTAGCGTTGTGATAAGTGATATCAAACACGGTATCCAGATACGCATTAACCGTAGCACCAAGGAATTCGACTGCGGGAGTAACCTTAGTAACAGAAGCAAGGTGATCTACAGGAGTTGCAAGATCTGCTTGCTCAAGCGTATCGGTTAAGATATCCATGAGATTACCCACAGTGGTCCATACATCAGCACAGTCACCTGTAGTGTAATCAAGTTCAGTTACTGCATTAGCAGTTGCACTAACGAAGGTATGTGCAGAATAACCAGTGCTGTCTGTAGGAGGAGTACCAACATTGACAGTGATTGTAGTTGCACCAACAGCAGTGACTGGAAGAACTGAATTATAAGAAGCGGAATCCTTATCAGGATATGCAATTTCACGATCATTACCATCACTTGCACAGGTGAATACAATCGATTCACCCGCTAAAGCAATGCGACTAGAAGTCGTAAGAGAGTGAGATCCAATTGTCAATACCAGATCACCTGTAGTGTGATCATACGTTGCAGTGCTGACACTGAAAGTAGTCAGAGAAGAAGAACTCGAATCTGTAATTGTGGTATCGGTCTTTTGGGTCAAACCATGATTACCAGAGACTGTCCAGAGAACATTGTTAATGATGTACTGGAGCATCTCTTTAACTTTATCGTATGCCCAAACAGTCTCAGTTACTTCAGTGTCAACATGACTGATTGTAACTGGATTAGCGGTTCTATCAACATAGAGTGCAGAGGCATCCCACATGTGACTGTTGGATCCGTTACGCATATCTTGAATAATAGCGCCAAGAATATCGCGAATGTCGTCTTCACAATTGACGTTACCACCAGGAATTGTCAAACTAGGATATTGCTGAGTTAAGAGATAAACTGCTTCTTTCGCAATAAAGTCCTTGTTTTTCTCAATAAGTGCTGCTGCATCATAATATCTGTGGGTTTTACCAGCAAATCCAGCAGGTGCTCCTGTAACTCTAGAAGTTGCCAGAATTGCATCATTATTAAACTCTTCACCTTTAGTAAATCCTTCTGCGCCAGACCAATCTTCCGTATAGGTTTGAGCGTCTGCGCCATCAAGGTGGAGAAGAAGTTTAGTATTTACATCTCCCTGATGAATACCAGTGGGTGCAGTAAAGTTTGCTGTGTAACGAGCACTGTTAGAAACTCTAACTTCATCAATATGACCAGCAAAACCATCTGAAGATGCAATTGTCAGACCAATTCTGATTGGTTTTGTAGTTCCATAGTTAGTTCCATCGGAATAGTCACCACCTTCCTGAGTACCGTTAATAAACAGTTTTGTAGTAGATCCAGTTTTAGACAATGCGACGTGATACCAGGTATCTGCAACCATGTTGGTTGTAGTGGTAATAACTACACTTCCATTGTTGAAATACTTGACATTTGCACCGTCAAGGTACAGATAAGGAGAAGTCTCGGTTCCAGTAGTTCTGAAATCAATCAGTGCTTTTGCACCAGTAACATTCGCAGGACGAATCCAGAAATCAATGGTGAATGCACCCGTTCCAAAACCAAACTCTGTGGAAGTTGGGATGGAAAGATAATCGCCAGTTCCGTCAAGTAACAGGGATGCTGTACCAAACTTCTTCTGAGCAGTATCTAATTGAGCATCAGCATTGAATGTGACTGCATGATAATCTTCACCTGTGGATTGAGTTCTACCAATCTTACCAAGATACAGAGTAGACTTTGCTTGATTGTATCCAACAACTTCTGCTTTTGTATCAGTAGTTCTAATAACCTGACCTGCTGCGAAGAACCCTTCACCAAATCTATCAGTGAATGTAAGTTTTCTAACTCTGCCCGCTTCACCGACAAGGAAATCACCACTATTGTTACCATATTCGATCTTATAATTACGAATAAATTCATCTGCCTGCAGATCACCACTGGCATTATCATAAGGAATTACATAGTTGTTAATAATTTCATTTGCAGGGAACTTCAGGTCAAATGGAGTAGAGTTATCACTAAAGTCAACAATACTTACAGTAGACTGTGAAATATCATCCAGAACTACGTTAGGATAGGTTTGGGAAGCAATTCTGTTGAAGAGAAGACCAAAGAACGAAGAACCATCAGAAATATTAACCTGACCAATAGGAGTATTAGTTTCAGGATCAGTATATACTGCAGTAGATGTGACACGAGCAACAACACCAGAGGAAGCACCGATGATAACGTCGTCAAGTTGAATGTCAAACAATCCAGGAGTAGATTGATAAGTACCAGCGGTCTTACTCAGAGTAAGGTTATTAGTAACCTCAATTTCAGTTCCATATACAGGAGTATCTTCTTGGTGAGAAGTTGCTGCTGTTCCGTTGACTGCTCTAGTTACGGTTACTGTTGTAGATTCAGAACCATTAGTAATAGTATTAATAGTAACAATTTCAGATCCAATCTGGTATTCATCACCTGCAACAAATGTTCCGTCTGCAACAGGTGCATCTGTTGCAGAAGTTGCAGAAATAAGTTCAATACTAGTGGTTGCTGCACCAATTGTATATCTCAGATCTGCGAGAGGTGTCTCTTGACCTCTTTCCAGGTTGATCTGCTCAACTTTTGCAGTATCATTAGTGAAGTTTGTGACTTTCTCACCAAAAGCAAACAATCCAAGATTAGTAACTGCAGTAGGTGTTCCACTGAGGTTAGCAGAGAAACCTGTTGCACCAACCGTACAAAGTTCACCAGCAATGAATGTACCTTCGGTAACAAAACCAAGGATATCGTCACCCTCAACACTAGTAACGGTAAGTCTTGCAGTAGAAGAAACACCAACAACTGTTCCACCTGCAAGAGGGAAGATGCCACTAATATTTGTAAATGACATACGAACAGTCGAAATTTGACTGATTGTAATGTTTACATACTTTACGCTAGCAGGTGGTTGAGGAGGTTCAGAGAAGACAATCGATTCTCCTTGGATCTCAAAAGAAGTGTTGGGAGTTTGAGCAACACCGTTAAGAATAATCATCAACTGGTTTGCATTCGCAACAACATTATTTCCTGCTACTTGTAGAGGGAATTGAGTTCTTTCACCATCAAACAGATTAGAAATATCATCAATACGCTGTACAACAGATGTAAGAATGTTCTCTGAAGATGTCAATCTCTTTTGACGGAAAAGAACTTCAGTATTATTAAATTCAGAGTAGACAGGTTCTACAAGAGAGAAACTTTGAATGTTAGGAACGATTGCTTCTCTTGCAAGTTCGACCGACTTGGTTAATTCAAAATCAGTCTCCTTATTAGGAATATTTCCATATTCATTAAGGTTCAGTTCACCAAAGACCTTAAAGGATGCTGGGTGAACATTACGGATAAGAATGTCTTTCCAGTCATCAATCGATACAGAGGACTTAACAGCATAAGAGAAGTCTTGATAGTAATAAGAATCTTGAATTTTCTGAATGATTTCAGAAGGTTTACCAACATCATCAATAAACTGACCTGTTGTTTTAGTAATCGAACCAATATCAAGAACACCTTTAGCAATCTTAAGATCACTGATAATACCAGAAGACTTAGAAATGACACCAGTAATTCTTTGATTACTTGCAAAGTCGCCAGTATAATCAACAATCTTGAGAACTCTAGGACCAACTTGCCAACCACTATTAGTAGAAACGTAACCAGTTGCAGTTGCAGCAGCAAGACTATCTCCCTGATATACCAATTCCCCTTCTAAGAAAGTTGAAGTGATAACATTTGCAGTTGCAGTTGCACCAAAAGATTCTGTCAGAACAGACTGACGACCAGTACCAGCGTTAGCAAATGTAATTGCATCACCAAGTTCTGCGTTTGCAGAAGTAATTGCAAGTTTTAACTGATCAGTCTCAAGAGAATTTGCAGTGCCTGCAATTGCATAATAAGTTGTAGTTCCATTCAATCGACCCAAAGCACCAGATGCGAGAGGGAAGTCTGCACCATCACCAGTGTCAGTTACACTTAAAGTGACTTCTGCACCGTTTTGAATACCATGAGGGAAAGCGAACTGTAAAAGACCCAAGTCAAGGTTAACAACGTAGTTAAACGAAGACTTCAAAGAAACAGTAGGTTCGGAAGAATATCCAGATCCAGGATCTTTAACGAGGATTTGATCAATACGACCATTACGAATAGAAGCTTCAGCAATTGCTCCAGTTCCACCACCACCAGTGATGACCACAGCAGGTGCCTGAGAATAACCAGAACCAGGATCCGTAACTGTAATGCTGTCCAGAATACTGGTAGATGTCAACTGAGCATTGATGGGGAATGTAATCTCAGGACGCAAAGTATAGTCATGAGGATAATCATAACCGAAGTTATTATTCTTCAGTTTCTTAATCTTACCAACTTTATCACCTTTAGTGAAGATAGATGCACCACTACCGAAAGGAGGAATAACAACTTCTAATTCTGCACCAGATCCTGTCAGACCTGCACCCAGAATTCCATCAATAGATTCAACATCAATAGTTGCAGTAGTATACCCTTTACCAGGACTGGTAACGACAACTTCTTGAATTTGACCAGGAATGCTAACACCTTCAGAATCGGTTCCATCAGCAACAGTAATACTAACTAAACCACCTTCACCATCACCACCAATAGGTACACTATTATATGTTCCTACAGCGTATTCAGTACCAGGTTCTTTAATATCAACTCTTTCAATTTTTCTGGAGGAAATAATGCTACTAACAACAGGAAGTTTGGAATAGAAACCACCAGAGTTAACAATTCGGACATCCGAAATAGATCCAACTGCCTTTGTGGAAGAGGTGCTATACGATACACTATTAATAGTAGCCTCGCCCTCAGGTTCGTTAATCAGAGGGAATTTGATGATATTATCACCTGTAGTGATAGTTCCACCAGCAGTGCTACTTACAGTGAAAGTTCCGACATAAGGCGAATCTACAATATCGAGATAACTAGAAGATGCGATAGGAGAACTATCACCAGTTCTAGAAGGATCGAAGTAATACGAGATATTAGTAACAATGTCTCTATCAACTTTGAGTTTAACAGTAGGTGTTGGTTGACCTTCACCAGTGACACCAGGTGTACCAATTCTTTCAATCGAGTTGAACGAATATTCAAGTTTATTCAGACTATCTTTAGAGAATGAAAGATTTGCACCAACCATTGAAGAGTGACTGAGGTCAAACAAATACTGGTGACCATAATACATCTTCAGAACTGGAGACTTAGCAAAGATGCTGACATTTCCTGCAGATGTAGCAGGGTCAGATACTGCAACAGCAGGAAGTTTGTAAATAAACTCTCTGGAGCTAACAACACGATCTACAACGAAAGATCCGTCATATTCGTCATAAGTTACACTATTAACTTCTCTAGAAGGATTACCATCAACAAAAATGTTCTCTCCAGCAGTTAAATAATGCTTGCTACCAGTAATAATGTATACTTCATCAGTATTAGCAACAGCAGTACACTGAAGAATTTTATCAAGAGTTGTAATAAGAGTAATCTTAGTAACTCCTGTCAGACCTGTAATTTGTGCTGTAGAATATGCAGCATTGTAAGAAATGTTGCTATCTGCAATATTAACTACTGAACCAACGATATACGAAGAAGATCCAGAAATTTCATCAATTTGTACACTGTATACACTGGCATCAAATGGTTTGAATTTGGCAAAACTATCGAGATCCCCAGATCCAGAATTTGCTGTGCCATCAACATCAAAATCATTCAGATCAATATCAAACGTTCCAGGCGTAGTATTATCAATTTCACTGAATACATAATTGACAATTTCATTAGTATCCTGAGGAACAGGACCCGAAATACCATAGGTACTTTGCTCAGCAAACTGTTCTGTAAGTAAATTGCCAGTATTTAAATCATCTGACCAGGCATTGTTATTGACAGCAACATATACTTTTCTATTGGGTTTGTCAACACGAAGAATGTATCCACTATTAACAAACGCACCTGAAGAATTATTCAATCTCAACTTAGCACCAACGGTAAAGTTAAATGCCTGGTTGATAGTAAGTTCTTGAACATTGTCAATCTTGACAGTGTTCGTAACCTTCATATAGTATCTGTTTTTAACAACTGCAGAAACTTTTAACTTCTGAGATCCAGGAGAAGGAACAGTTGCTGTTCTAGAACTCCAAGTATCTGCGGTATATGCAAGAGTTTCAGTATCTTCTTGCATTGTTGTAGTCGCATCATCAAAGTCAAGAGTTTGCAGACCAGCTTCACCAAGAGCAAATCCAGTGCTATCAATAGTGAGTGTAGTTCCAGTTACAGGAGTAACTGCAGTTCTAGCAAATCCAACATTGGTATTTGTTTGAACTCCTTTATCGCCCAATCTAGCAGCATCAGAATTCTTATCAGTTTTCAGAACCCATCCATTGTAATCGATATAGTCGTATCTGTTGAGATTGGTAGTAAACCAAGCATCATCAGTCCAATCATATGCAAGAGCAAACGTATCTGTAGGTGGTAATGCATCAACATCAGAAGGAACTGTGGGAGTAACTGCTCTGTTTCTAAGGCGAATATTATCCATGGTTCCTTGGAACTGTTCGTTAGAACGGAATTCGCCCAAGGTTCCATTTCTACCAGGAAGATTGCCAAAGAAGAGATCTTTATTACCAAGAGAAGTATCTGCAATAGTACCAGTAAATACCTGAATACCATTTACATATCCTGTAAAAGTATTGCCCGATTTTTTAACACCAATGAATTGCCAGCTATTATTAGCAAACATTGTTGTTGCTGTAGACTGAAGAGCACTACCTGCAGAGTTAATAGCCGTTGTGTTATTTGTGACAACCAGTTCAAGTCTGCCACTAGACAAATCATAATACAACCAAAGACCACCTGTAGAGACAGTAGCATCACCAATTGCCATCAATGTGACTTGAGTTTGACTGAAGTCATTATATTCAGATCCATTCTTATAGACCATGAATTCACAAGTCCAATCATCTGCGAGTTTAGTTCCTAAAGATGCTGCAGTAATTTTGATATTTGAATTTTCCCAAGTAGATGGAGTTGCAGTTTGATATGCGGGCATATAAACAGCATCACCAAGATACTGAATTGCACCACTAGTGCCAGTGTAAACAGGAGTATAATGACCTGTTACATCAGCGGTTTCCCCACCTGTAAAGTCTAAGATAAACTCGTTTCTGTTCCAAGAAGTTTGACCCAAGGCATATACATCACCAGAGTTATCAACAGTAAGAGTATGAGTTGTAATGCCTTCAATATTATTCTTATTGAACTCATTATTGGTTTGCTTCTTCATCTTACCGTCATACCCAATCTTCAGAGTATCAACAGTCTTATATCCAGTAGTGTTATCCTCTCTGGTATATGCAATATTAAGATCACCGAAGATGTCGATTACACTTGTGGGTGCTGCAGTAACAGTATTGCCAGTAGGTGCGACATAACGATAATTCCATAACAGATCACCGTCACCATCAAGTTTTCCAACCCATACACTATCCTTAGTGGTATCATCAGACTTAAGTCTCAAAGTTGATGTAATATAGAATTCATCAAACTCATCACTAACGAGACTTGTATCTAAGAAAGAGTACAGAGTATTATTGAGTTCCTTAATCCACTCAATTGTAATTACACTTGTACCAACAGTCGCTTTACCAAAACATACTCTGGTATCAGCTTCAGTACTAGTGTCAGCGGATTCCATAATAAAATAGACAGCATCATTAACTACAATCAAGTCAGTGACTTTTTCAGACTTAGATGCAGAAGCAATTTTTCTCTTCGCTGCAAAATTACCTGTGGTGTCAATAGACGCAATGAAACCATCGTAAGGATTACCAGAATTTGTATTAGTATAACCACCAATAATATAACGAGTATCAGAATATCTTCTGACTACAGAAACATTATCAGAACGACTAGAACCAGAGATACCTGCGTATCCTTTCTGGAAACTTAAAGTTGCACTAAGTCCATCCAATCCCTGAACATACTTTGCCAGAATTACATCTGGATTATATGCAGTAAGAATTGAAGAATTTGGTTTGTTCTGTCCAACAACCCAAATGTTGTCGCCATTTACATCAATATTGGTAAATTCTGTGTAAGTTTCACCATCTTGACTTTCTAAAGTTTTTTCCCATTCCTTAACACCAAGAGCGGAGAATTTTGCTACAAATGCAACTTCATTTCCATTCTCTTCTTTTGTTTTACCGCAAACAAAAATTTCTTTGTTGTCATTAACAACAGCATCATTAATTTTCACATAATTTTCATGTGAAACCAATGAGACATAATAATCAGATTTCCTGAAGACCTGAGGATGACTTAAGATAACTCTAGGGTTCTTCGTATACCCAGAACCAGAATTTACGATGTCTACAACTTCAATAGATCCAACCGAAGTTACATTTGCCTTAAGTTCTCCAGATTCTCCATCACCATCAATGATAATTGTGGGAGGAATTTCTTCATCATAACCAGAACCAGTTTGATTGATAATAACTTGTTCAATACCTTTAAATTGACGGACAACGAACTGTTTGTTAGTGCTGTCCATTACAGGAGTATAGTTAACAAACACCGTATCCCCAGAAACAATGTTATGTGGATTTTGAGTTGTCAGTACGCCATAGTTTTTATCAGAAACAGTTTCGTATGAATATGATGTAGCAGTTTCTCCAGTAATTTTAGAAACACGAGCGGATACGCCAGATCCTTCTGTGTCACTATTGTCAAAGACAAGAATGTCGTCTACCTGATAAGATTTACCAGGATTTTCAATGATAAACCCAGTTACAGATGCATCTTCAAACTTGGTAGTAGTTTCAACTTCAATGTCAACTTTAGAATCAAATCTGACCTTGGGGAAATAATCAAAGAGTTGCAGAGGTGATTCTTCAAAGAGTTGATCAGGATCAGCAAGTTCTGCTGCATCAATAATACCATCTCTATTTTCATCCTCAGCATCAAACAGAAGAATATCACCACCTTCTGTTGTCAAAGCGTTGGTAGATGCATTTGGAGCACGTTCGACATCAATATCAACATTTTCATATGGGTCACGATAGCGAACAACACCTGTAGGAATATTTTGCTGAACAGCATCTTTGTTGAGGTTCCAAGAATCAACAACAGAGTTAAAGCTAGGTCCTAAGACATATGGGAATACTGGTTCACCATTTTCGGTCGTGTCAATCGTTACAAAATAGCAATATCTGCCCTGAGGGAAATCAGGTGTCTTACAGAAACGACCATTATATTGGTCAAGGTCACCAAGACCGAAGACATATTCATAGTCTTCTACAAAATTACCAGCAGCTTCCTCTGTTAGGAGAGGACCAGCAGTTCTAACAGGATATGGATTGCTAATAGCATCCTCAACTAAATTAGTCTTTAGTCTATAAGAACTATCAAGTCTTTCGATTTCAGATGATTGATCCGTAGGATCGGAATATGCATAAGGTCCATAAATGGGATTGCCATCAAATGCCCAACCAATAATAGGAGAGTGAGTTAATTGATCTTCCTGCTCTAAAATAGCACCTGCAGTATTTTCAAAAAGATTATCACCGAGAATATATCTCAATCTTTGAGGATTGGAGAGGTGTGCATATTCACCACCATACTGATTGTTATACCCAGTAAATACACCACCCTTTGCAGCATCGAGTGTTTGAGTTTTCTGTAAGTTATAATTCCATTGGAATACATTTGCTTCAAATGTGGCATTAGAACCAACAGAAGTCAAATTGATGATTGTAGTTCCTTGAACATAGTTGATGCCTTTGTTGATGATAGTAATACCAGTAACTCTACCAGCATTTTCACCATCGGTGTCAATTGTTGCTCTAGCAACAGCACCAAAACCATCACCCTGAATTGTTACTTCTGGTGCAGTAGTATATCCACTACCAGCAGAGATAATAGCGATAGAAATAATTCTACCATTACTAACAATTGCTTGAGCAACAGCACCAGTACCAGAACTGAGAGAGACAGTTGGTTTTGATGTATAGGAAGCACCACCCTGATCAACAGAGATAGACTTAATAGGACCTCTAACAGAGGCAGTCGCTGTAGCACCACTTCCACCACCACCAACAATAGTAATTGAAGGTTGAGAAGTATAACCAGTACCGCCAGAATTCATAAGAATTCTAGAAACTACACCCTTTGTAATAATTGCAGTTGCAGCAGCACCAGAACCGCCTCCACCGACAATAGAAACGAGTGGAGAAGAAGTATACCCACTACCACCTTGATCTACAGTAATTTCCGTAATAGATCCATCAACCACAACACTAGCAGATGCACCCGATCCGCCACCACCAGAAATACTGATTGTTGGAGGAGATGCTGCATCATAATCACTACCAGAATTAGTAATATCAATACTCGTTACTGGTCCAAAAGTTTTGGTAGTAGAAGATTTGTAAGACCAAATAGAAACACCATTTACCCAAGTGCCGATAGGACCAGGAGAAATATCATTCTTAGTAGAAATTGTAGTAGGTGCTAATGGAAAACGATTTAATTTGCGTTGGTTTCCAGGAAGAAGAGCAGATCCTACAAAAGGTCCAATCTTATAGTTAGGAATACCAGTCGAAGCAACGTAAACGTAATTATCGTTAAAGAAAGAGTTCTGTACGTTAGTTGTATAAGGACCAATAGAATTCAGAACAGCACTGTTATCAGACTTACCTTTGTTGAGGTCAACAGAAACGAGAATATTTCCTTGAGGTACAACTGTTGCGGGTTGAGGTAACTGGTACTGGAAAACAGTATCACTATCCCTAGATGTTACTAAGAAAGATCCATTGTAGATAATTGGATTTGCACCATAAACAGTGACCTGATCTCCAACCAACAAACCATGAGGATTTGAGCAGGTGATTGTTGCAAAACGATTATCAATACCACCAAAAGTGACGCTTTCGACTTCAATCAGTTTTTTGACATTATACAACCAGGTCTTCAATTCAGGTTTAGTTGAAGTACCACCAAGTTTAGAAACCGAAAGTTTATCCCCTGTAAGATAATACGAACCAGTATCGGTCAATGTTGTCTGTTGAGCATCAACAATACCAACAACATTTAATACGACTTCTTGAGCAGTACCTTTATTAACAAAAACTGTAAAGTTTGAAGATACTTCAGTTGCAGAATCCCAATCTTCAACAATTCCATTTACCGAACGAGTACACTCGATAAACTGGTTAAGAGATTTTTCCTTATACTGGACAACTTCACTTCCACCGATAACAAACTCGCCATTTCTTTCTGGCCAACCAATTGTAGAGTCAACAGTAATAACACTGTCTTCAGTGCCAAGAGGTTCTGCAAGTTTTGTTTTATATGGAACAGTAAAAGATCCTTCAATAGTTTCTTCAGAAAGAACCAATTCGTAAATTTCTACATCAGAAGTTTTAATAGAAATATAATTTTCAATTAGAGCACTCGCTGCTTTAATGTTAGGATCTGCAATATCTGCTTCTTGTGTAAGCAGACCGTCTTTGATATCTACAGGATTGCCGCTAACTAAAGTTGCACGAAGAATGGTATCAATAGACCAAGTTGCAGAAGAGGGTTTAATAATCTGATCTTTTGGATACGAAATGGTGACTTGCTCACCATAAAGAAGTTTGAATAGATAAGCAATACTAAAAGAAGTACCTTTTGCAGAGTAAAAATCTTTAACCGATTTAATTGCAGTACGAACATCGATCTTTTTATAATCGAGTTCGGGTACATCGGGTAAGAATTGTTCTGTATACTTGTCAAGAAGTCTCTTAACAAAAAGAGCATCCAAGCATTTTACTTCAGTGTTTGCAGATGCTGCAGCTGCCGAAGTGTTATTGGAAAATACTGCATTACCATCTTGAGTATATTCAGTAACACCACTTGCTGCTCTGGCACAACCAGTAAATTTAGACTTTTGATATGCAGATCCAGATTTAGTAATCTTAAATCCTGTAATCTCATTCAAACCAATTTCAACAGATGCTTCTGCTTGAGGGGGTGCTTGAATGATAACTTCTGGAGGATTGTCAGCACTATATCCACTACCAAAATTACCAACATTAATATCAGTAATTTGCCCATTAAAAATTGATGCTGTTGCTGTAGCACCAGTTCCACCGTTAGTTCTATTATCTACAATATAGACAGAAGGAATATCTTCATATCCACTACCACCACTTAAAAGATCAATAGAGATAACACGACCATCACCATCAACTTTAGTTTCTAAAACTTGTGCTCCAGTTGGTTCAACTACAGCAATTCTAGGTGTGGTTGTATAACCCTGACCAGCATTCAGAACATTGATACTAGTAACTACACCATCCGTAAGAACTGCCTGAAGAGACGCTCTGATTGGATTGGTGCCAGTAGGCTCATCGATGTAAATCGCTGGTGCTGTAGTATATCCACTACCACCTGCAGTAATTGTAATAGAACCACTAATACTACCACTTATGATAGTGGGGGGCGCTAATTTTGCCCCTCCAGGTTGTTGGAATGTAACTCTAGGAGTAAAGGTATATCCACTACCAGAACTAACAATTTCCAAATTGGAAATAGAACCATTAGTAACAGTTGCTTTTAGTTCAGCAATAGCAGAACCAGCAACAGTAGGTTGTTCAATTACTACTCTAGGAGGATTTGTATCGCTATATCCTTGACCACCACCAAGTAAAGTAAAAGATTTAACACCATTAACAAGAGCAGTTGCTGCGGCACCAGATCCTGTAGTGGTAGAATTAATAGAAACTTTTGGTGGGTACTGAAATCTATATCCAGATCCAGTCTGGTTAACATTAATCGCAGTCAGTTCTCCTGCATCGTTTACTCTAGCATATCCAAGAGCATCAGATCCAAATGAAGGAATGGGTGCTTCAATAGAATATACAGATAAGAACCTACCATTAAGAGGTGCTTCATTAAAAATAAAAGTATCCTTATCAAGGAAAAAGTCTACCTTCGGAACGAGTAATTTATTATCATAAACAGCAATAACATACTCAGTTACGATGGGTTCATACTTTTCTCCATTTCTAGTGAGTTTGAACTCAGTCTTGTCTTCACCAAAAGCATTGGAGATATTATCAAGACCTACAATAGTATTTTCAACAAAACCACTTTGATATGTGATGTACGTTCCTGCATTATCATCGGATGCAATCCTAGTTCTAGGTGCAGTCGTGAATACAATATTTGATCCATCGATAGTGTAATCAATTCCAGGAACTAAAACCTCATCATAAACACTAACAATCAAATGCTGTGCAGAAGGTGGAGCAATAGGACTTGACTGAGATGTCAGAGGAAAACTACGAGTTGTACCATCAAAAGAATTGATGATAGTTGCAAGACTAGTCCACTTTAACTTTACCTGCTCATATGAAATGCCAGGACTTAACGCAATATTGGGAGAATCTGTAGTACCTTCATAATAAATTACTTCATCACCAATTAAGATAGAACCATTCTTATCTAAGAATTGGTCTACAGTCTCAACAACAATCGTTTCACTCTTATCAGTGATAGGTTCTACAATCTTAGTAGAACCATCCAAGATACCAATATCCAGTTTATCAATATCAAGATATTGTAGGAAATTATTTACAATATTTTGACCAAGACCAGTCTTTTCTTGAGACTTGTAGTAGTACTCAATAAATTTATTGAATAAAGGATAATCAGACCCAATAAAATCTGGAGTCTGATTAAGAATAGACTGAGAGACCTTGTTAATATTGTTTTCCATCTAAGTTTAGAAACAACTTGTGTTACTGAGCGTGCCTGCGTTAGAAATCGCTGGAATATCAATCGTAGTGGGCGTTTGATTGAATACCGTTGGCGTCAAACTATTTAGTGGGATTGTGGGAGGGACTGCTGTTCCAATTGGAACGACTGTAATGGTAGGAGTAACAATATTGATGATTGTACCAGGTGTCGTTGCGGGAATTGTAGAGTTATTCGCAGGAATAAAGACAACAGGAATTTGAAGGTCTGTAGGAAGTTGAGTTACATCAATTACAGATCCTGCTCCAGTAGTAGCATCAGAAATACTTACTGCGGCGTCAGGTGCCAAATTACTACCAGCACCAATAACGTTAGCAGGACCGAAGCAAATCTCACCAGTTTCGTAATTTACAGTTCCTGCAGTATCATTAGTGTAAATTTTTCTTGTTCCTGTATTATAGAACGTTCTGAGGTTACCATAACCATCATCTTCAAACTGTTGATCAACTCCAGGACGATCTGCTGTTCTGAATGTTCCAGAAAGCAAAACAGGTTCTTTCTTACACTTATTACCGTCTGCATCAGTTCCATCTTGACTTGGAGCACTATTATAAAGAGGAGAACCAGTTCCAATACAGTAAGTATTAGTTTGATTAGTGGTTGGTTTCACATATTTCAAAATAGAAGTTTGAAGTGAAACATCAGAAATACACTTATTCGCTAAAGTGATTGCCTTTTCAAATTGAGGTGCTCTGAAGGTAGAGTTAAAATTATTGATCTGAGTTTGTTTTGCCCAATCAAGAACTGCAGAGTTGATATCTGTTTCAATAGCAGATGCATTGGATCCGCAACCAGTATCATAGGTAACAAAGACTTTAATATTGATGTAGATATCATCGGGATCTACAACAACAGCATCAATAGATGCCATTGCATATTTTCTTAAATCTGCAGAAATTTCTTTCTTTGTTGCATCATTAAGTGCAGATCCAGTCTTAGTTTTAATGACAACAAAGACCTTTCCATATACAGGAGGATTTAATGCGTCACCACCATAAGCAACAACAGATTCTGCATTAGAATAGATGTTTTTTGTAATTACGGCGTAATCTTGTGCAGTAACCGCTCTATACTGTGCAGAATAGTATCTTGGAGCATTATACTTAATCGATTCTACACTTTCTGCAGCATCACCAGTTTGAGAGGGATCTTTTACAGTTATGTCAACTACAGCAGCACCATATGAAACATCATTATTGTCAACTACTTTTCCGATAAATCCAAAGTCCTTAACTTCATTTGCAGCAGCACCAGAACTGACAACATATTCTAATTCAACAACCTCACCATCAGTTAGTGCTCTACCAACGCTATTATCACCAAATCTAATCTCATATCGCATATCCTCACTTTCAGAGATAAAATATGCTCTAGTTGTAGGAGTTAAATTAGTGACCGTTTCAACTCTATTGTAAACATCGGACTCTGTAGACGATTCATTAGGTCTAACTTTTACTTTTAAAGTCGCGATGTCTGCATCTTCACTGGGAATAGTGTATTTCTGAGAAGCAAACGTATTTACAACATATGAGAATGTAATAATAGAACCTTCATAGATGAGAAGGTTATCAAATTTTGCAATGCCCGTCGTAGCATTTACAGATGCCGTCACATCTTCTAAAATATTCCAAATATATGCACCACCAGTAGAAACAGGACCTTTTTTGATAGTTACACTACTAGGATAAGCACCTGCGGTTGGTGCAGTCTGTACTTCTAGATATAAACACGCTTTAGAAGTGACAATAGATCTAGGAACATAATTTAAAAGTTTTGCAATATTTACAACATTATCTCTAACAGTTGCAGAAGGCAAAAATGCTTCGTTCATCGACATGTTAGCATTAAAAGCACTATAGTAAGTGTTATATGCTAAAATATCGATTAGATACGATAAAGAAGATCCGTCAAAGTCATAATCACTAAACTCCGTTCGAGTTCTTAGATAAGACTTAATTGACGATTTGATATCTTCAAAATCTAATGCTGTTAGGTTGTTTGGTTGCATTACTCAGGTCTCTGTAAAACAAATTCGATTGTTTCGACAATTGGTAACCCGACAACTTTATACTCAATGGTAATGTTTAACTTATTACCTTCATAAATTGGTGTCACAAAAACATTTTCAAGTTGTACTCTAGGTTCATAGCTATTAATGGTATTTATGATCTCTTGCTGAAGAGAATCTGCGGTAAAAGGATCTAGAGGTTCAAATAAGAGGTCATTTACTCTAGATCCCACTAAAGGTTGGAAAGGTTTTTCCCCAGGTGTCGTCAAAATAAGATTTTTGATCGACTGTTTTATGGAATTATCGTTTTTCACAACGGAAACGTCTTTTGTGAAAGGATTTTTGGCAAATCCGATCCCCAAATCCGTAAAACTACGAGATCTGGTAAAGTTTTTACCACCAATCTGTTTCAGCGTCATTTTCTATCTTTATTTTCCGATTTTTTCTTATGCAAGTTCATATAATAATCGGATTTTGGGTCTGTAATTAGTACAACAGTACCAAAATCTTTCTTCATCAGATCAGAACTATGATCTGGAACGTGATTTCTCCCCATGTTACCTCCGTTTAAGAAAAAACGGAACTTTTATAGGGGTTCCATCCCTCTTTATTTATCGTCCTTGTCCACGATAACGCTTTCTAGCGTTATTTCGAGAAGTAGACGCATATTTTGTGTGCTGACCCGCACCCTGACGTGTTTTTTTGGGTTTGCTCTCGACGTAAGAACCACCGCTGAGGGATTTTGATCGTGTTGCCATAATTAAAGACCGATGTAAACGTTAGGACTAGCACCTGTTACAGTTGACAGGCACGGAAATGCAGTTGTACCATTACCATAAGGATCACCAAAACGACCTGCGTTCATACCATTAATGAAAACAGTTTTACTCGTAGCAAATAACTTACGAGCATGACCTACAGGTGCTTCTCTACCACCCGTTGTGCCCTGTGTACACCACCAAGCAGGTGTATTTAGTGTAGTAAGACATTTATACCCCACAGAGGTCGTTGTGAACTGTGTAGGCGTTGGGTGAGTAGTTAAGAGATCCTCATTAATAATCGGATACTTCTTATTAATGAATACAGTACGGAGTCCCGTTAACGGACTGAGAGGTGTTTGAGCAAGAGGTGGCCAAATTGCTACAGCATTAGTTGCTGGCAAAGGAGATGGTTTAATAGTAGGACTGAGACTTGGATGAGGACAGTTAGGTAATGTTCCTCCACCAAGTCCAGGATGGTGTGATGCTCCTGTACCAGTTCCATGACCACTGCAAGTGCCCATGTAAATTGCTGCCATTAGTCCAGCCATGCTTCAATCCGCGAAAGGGTTTCCGAATGCATCAGTTGCCAGTGTAACAGTATTCGCGCCTCTGGTCAAGTCATGAAAGATCTTCATTTTACCTGTGGCAGTCCATGATTTGGATCCAGGACCAAGCAGAGGGGACATTGAATATGAGTATGTGTAGGTAGTAGTAATTTCTGTTTCTTCACCTGTTTCTGGATCCGTTTCAAACTGACCCGTACCAACTTCTTCAGAATAACCACTTGATATACCAGGTGGTGTACACCCAGTATAAGCACATCCCTTATTTACAGGGTTCATAGTCAATTTGACTGTGATACTAGTTTCCTTTGCAGGATCTGGACGATACTGACGCATCAAGTATTTAGTATAGGTAGATGCAGTCGGAAGGTTAGTAAAACTACCAATACATGTTTCTACTTTAGATTCCTGTTTACTGTCATATTCAGGGTATACTTGCTGAGTTATATCATCAATATTCTTTTCTCCTTGATCCTTGATGCGTTTTTTATCATCTCTGATAATACCTTTCAAATCTTCATCATCAATAGGAACACTACTCAAATAATTAACATCATAAGTTGGTTCCACAATAGCTTTCAGTGGTTCTGTGGCATCTTTAGAAAATTTTGTCTGCGATAATTGCGTAATTCTCTTTCTATCGGGATCTGATTTGATTTCAATTTTTGGTTCTTGAGAAGTAAGAAGAGTTTCAGACGGAACTTTAGCGTATACATCAGCAATTTGCTGAGATGTTGCGGTGGTATCTACATCACTATTACTAACATTGGGGATAGATTCCAAAATACCTTGGAACTCTCCAACCAAATCCGCACGATGTCCATCATTTTTCTGCAATATCTCGTTAACTTCAAAGATATTATTGATAGAGAGCGTGGGTTTCGCGTCCTCAAGGTATCCAGAACCAGGTTTTTTGATAACAACATTAGTTAAAACGCCATCAGTGAACGTTCCTTCAACTTCTGCATCAGTTCCACCCGTAGGAGCAGGACTAATTTCCAAGACTGGCGCAACTTTTAAGTTTTTAAACCCCGATCCACCATTAGCTGCTAGTCCAACACGGATAACTGCGTCTGCAGGAGGGTTGTTTCCAGGGTATACCGCTCCAGGAATAGTTAATTCCTCACCAGTATTGTATCCAGAACCAGGATTGGTCACTTGGATCTCTTGTATCTGCCCCTCTTCCGTGATTAGAGACACTTCAATGCCACTTCCAGACCCACCAGTGAGTGCAAGATTGTCTACATCACTGTATCCATTGTTTCTTACAATAGTATTCAGGTCCAAACTAATCACTTGACCACCAAATTCTACGTTTGAGACCGCACCATTGGTCAAAGTAATAAATCCAACGGGTTGTTGTAACTGATTAAACGCATCTGGGGAGTTCTGATTAACGTCTGCTGTGATAAATTGAAGAGATTTGTCTAAAAACTCGTACAAACCTACTAACATTGCGCGGTCTTTGATGCCAAATCCCGCAACAGTAGTGATTACATGCGCTCTATTAGACGTATATTGCGTATCTTTGGTAAAATCTGCGCCATTTCCGTCAACATACACGATATGATACCCAAAATCATCGTCTGTATGGAACGTTCTCGTGATTGTATGACCATTAATAGTGTCATTTACGCGCAATTTGTCAAATCCTTCACTACCTGTAAGGTTTTCAGTCTGTCCAACTGCGGTAACCTTTAGATCTAGTGTAAGAGTAGTCTGTGTATCGTCTGGATGAGTGTGTGTAAACGTCAAATTGAACGTATCATTAACAGCATACCCAGTTCCAAAGTTCAATACCTCAGTAAGTATCCATCTAGTACCAGAATATACAGTGCTAGCACCGCTATCATCGTAGATTGGTTCAATTCTAAACTTGACAATGAAGTTACTTTTGGTCTGACCACTTGTAAAGTCGTAGATTTCAAAGTCACTAACGAATTCTTCCCCTGCTTGCCAAGGATTTTGACTAGATTCGTATGCAATACCATTGCTACCATCCCAGGCATCAGTAAATGCCCCACTACCATGCCTAACAGAGAAGTCAGTTACACTATTAGGTACTGTGGTAGAAAGGGCATTGTACTTAAATACAATCTTATCTGAGTTAGTACCAATACCAAATAACGTAGGATGAGGGCAATCAGGATCGCCTGTAAGGTCTTCACTAGCCTCGTATGATAATAAGGTCTCCTTTGGCGCTGCAGTGAAATTAGTACAAGGATGACAGATCTGACGACTGCCCCCGCTATCACCTGTTCTAGTCTCTGTTTCAATATGATAGCAAGGTGTTCCTACAATACCTGCATTGTTAGATGTATCATACAAATACCCAAACCAAGTATCAGAAAAGTTGAAATCAAATGATAACTCAGTAGGATAATAGTCGTGAAAGATTGTGGGGACCGCGCTGTCCGACCCACGGGTTGTTAAACAAGGATTGGTCTGAGATAACTTTCCACAATTCGCTGCTGCTGGACCACTACCAGACCCTGTGGATCCTCCCGTAGAGGGCACTGTGTACGAATCGATGTAAGGATACATTACATGATCGTTCTCTCGCGCAGGAATATTATAGTTCCCTGTACGAATTGCATTCTGTGGGTATTCAAAATGCTGAAATGTTACCCCACCACTCGGGGGAGTGTATGGGAAACAATGTTCATCGTTCAGACCGAACCCAGAACATGTATCAAATTTATATCCTTTTGTCTTACACCCCATCTTCTAGACTGCTCAATCTCTTGTAGATTTCTTTAAAATTCTCAGGTATATTCAAATAGTCCTCATACCCCTCTGGTTTGTAATAAGTCTTCTCTGGGGTAGGTAACTCATTCACATACGTTTCGACTGCTTCTAGGCGCTTGTGGATGGCAATGAGACACTCATTGACTGCCATCAGTGAGTCTGCTATAGAAACTTCTGTTTGTTCTTCATTCATTGTTCACTTTCCTCACAATAAATCCAGTTCCATCTTCTGTTAGTTCATAATCTAATTCTGTCCCAACATCCCAACCCAATTCCTCACAGACTTCATAGGGAATAGTTAAAAAGAGATCTCCGTAATCGTCTTCCTCTAAGTTTGTTGTGAATCTATGGGACATAATCTTCCTACAATCTATTTCTTACCTGAGGGTTGTCTGTGGGATTATCCTTCTTCCACTCAACCCATAGTGTATATAGATCATCTACAACCTGAGAAGCATAGGAAGACGCATAATAGTCTGCACACTCGTACATTCGAGGATCTAAGAAGTTCTCATACCTCAGTAATTGCTCAATTGCCCATACGCGAGTTTCTTGCCTTTCTTGGCGCGTCTTAGGGTCCATTTTTTTACCTCAGAAATTTTTTTAGTTGGACGTAAAAGAATAATCGAATAATATCTAGGGCGTCTGGGAACCTTTGTAGGTTAGGGTAGTGGCCGATTTTAACATTTAAGGGGGCTAATTTACTGCCATTTATAACATTTTACACTGTCCTCAGTAGGTGTTACATAGTGCCCCTCATATACCCTCTCATTATACCTTACTCTCTACATAGTTGTCAACACATTCCCACTGCCATCCTATCGACTTGATATAATCAAAGCACGACATTCTCGGAGTATTAGGGAAACTATCTCCCCTGCTATTCCGAATGCCATCGATATACCTTTCCATGTCATATATGCTGCTGAAAGTTCCTCTGAGGTTGCTGTGATTGTCGTAGATAAGGAATTGCATAAGTCTCAAAGATCTAGAAGGTTTGTTTGAACCCTTACAAGGTTATTGTACCAGGTTTCTGATACTTTGTCAAGGGGGAGTTTCTGATAATTATCTGCGTATTCTCACAGAGGTTGACATCTGTTAGGATGCGTGCTAAGAGTACAACAAACGGAGAGATAAAGAGGGGAATAAAACACACAAATAGGTTTTTTTCCACATTTCCACAATTTCCGCATATTCTGTGGAAAAGTATTATTTTGTGTCTATACGGTTGTTGTTACGTTGTCTGATGAAATAATTTCTCCAGTTATTCCACAGGATAGAAGTTATCTCCTTAATTGTTAGTTTGATGTAGTCTAGTTGTTCTTCTAATGTTGTGCCATTCTTCTCGGAAGATGAGTAAACAGACGGTGTTTTGTTTGTGTCTGGAATGTGCTGCAACTTCTTGGGGTTTGTCATAAGTTTTGATGCATAGAGTTAGGTACTGTTCAGAGATAAAATTGATGTATCCTGAGTGTTCTTTCCACTCTATGATTTCATGTAGTTTGAAGTCATCAACGGTTAGATTTTTCATATGCTCTCATTGATAAGTAATCGTCATAATCATCGGGCGAGAGGATATCATCCCAATCACCATCTGTGTCATGATTGTATTTACTTTGTTGAGGGATTTGTGAACTGTGAGAGTATGTCTTCCAGTTGTTGTTTGAGTTCATTTCTGATAGTAATGAGGGTGGAATTGTATAGGTGTTTATTGTCAGTTTTATGGAGTGATTTGGTGAGTTGATCTATACTAGCGATTGCGAGTTCTAGTTGCTCAACGTGCTTATCTAGTTCCACTAGTTCACTCCAACTGTATAAAACATGATGCACTAATCTTTACAGTAACTACTGTCTATTTTACACAGTTTTTGCATTTTTGCATCCTGTAGATCTGAGACGTAGTTAATAGCGGAAAGACCGATGTTTGCACCGATGATGACAACTAAGGCGGCGAGGAAGATTCTCATTTTAGAAAGAAATACGAATGTCAGTGTTGGTGGGGCGGACAAATTGTGAAGCGTCTTGTAACACATCAGCGGTAATATGTCTGGCATCGTTGTTATTCCAGAGCAGAGCGCCGATGATAACTAAGAGGACAAATTTCATGTGAAAAGAGAGAAGATTGCTGGAAGAGCGTTTCTTACTTAGTGCTTTGAACAT